CGCACCAGTGTAAGGTCTTAGTCATCATCACTCAGCTCCTTCTTCTGCTATCTCGATCTGATCGTCGAACCACGGGAAGGTGAACCCAGTGGCGATGGACTTGCACTCGTAGGCGCTTGTGTCCCGGTGTTGGCGAGACACTACCCAGAGGCTTCCGTGCTTGTCGGTTATGGTCTTCCACCCACCTGCCGTTACCCGGATCAGCTTACCCCGCGTCATAGGTCAGTTACCCACACACCGAACTGGACAACCAGAGCGACGATACTGCTGGCCGAGAACAGGAATGCACAGCCGAACCGATATGCTTCCCAGTCGAACGCCGCGAGTTCCCACAGCGCGAAGGACTTCACCAGCCACGCTAGCAGCGTGACGAGTGTGACGAGCGAGACAGCGACCAGTCCCACGACTAGCGACCTGCCGATTGTGCGCAGCACTGCGAGGTAGTATTCCATCATCCTTCCTCCTCGTCCCAGTAGGGCATCAAACCGGTCTCATCCTCGATCAGCATCTCGACGAACAAGGCGTCGAGGGAGAGGCAGTCGAGCGCAGCTTCATCGAAGCTGACGATATCGTCGTAGTGAATGTATTCCATGGTCGTTGCTCCTTCTCAGCGGGACTTGATGACGTTGAGCATCGCGCGGGCTTCGCCGCCACGCGCACCCCAACCGGGGGTGACGGTGTAGGTAGGCATCGGACTGGAATCGAGGCCAGCGCTGTAGCCGTTGGTGTATTCGAGATAGGCTAACGCGGTGTTAGCAGACACGGCAAAGAGCCGGTCGGTCTCGGGGCGCTCAGGGCGGCGCTTGTATCCGTCGAGCATGCCCATACGGTAGAAGGCAGACGACAGCGGCGAGGTAGGATCAGTGTAACTACGCATGTAGATGCTCCTTCGTAGTCGCTAACACGGTGTTAGCAGTGGTTGAGGGCAGACAGGTGCGCGCGGGGCGCACGAGCGGCCATTTTTCTTTTTAATGTAGCACAAACAGTCGCTTATGTCAAGTTGAGCGGATTTCAGGGGGTGACAAACTCTACTGATAACACGCGGAAAATAAAGTAAGCCCTGATTTTTCGCGCCCTAACTTTACCACAAAACTTTTTACCGATCCCGCGCTTGACACGCGCAGAAAAAAGTGGCAACACGTACGTGTTGCCAGTCAGCCCAGCGCCGACTGGTTTTTTTGTGTCCGGGCGCTTGACAAGCGCACAAAAAAGCTGCTAGCACGAGTGCTAGCAGGTCAGGCGCGGTAACACCGTGTTAGCCGATCACCTCCATCAGCATCCTCTCACGGCTCTTTACTATCACGGGGGGCTATCTACGCAGCTAACTCCGGCTTAGCGGTCGGGCGTCAGTGCGGGCACGTGGAGCGAGGCGCGAGACAAGCGCTGGCTAGATATCTACATCTGCAGCAACCTCTCACGACTCATTACTATCACGCGCGAAGCCCCGCTGACCGAAGCCAGCGGGGCGAGGCGGTTAGAAACCGTGGTAACTTGCGTTCTCGAACGTGTCGATGAACCACTCGATCAAGGCGCGTTCTTCGGTGCGCGCGTTGTCCAGCATTTTTGCGAGAACCTCGGCAACCGGCTTGTCAGCACGATAGGCGAGAGAGAACCCGATCCAGTCCATCCAGCCCATGTGCCAATCCACCGGGTCAGGTTCGATCCCGAGGTGCGCACAGAGCATTTCATCGACTTTGATAAGGTCGCGTCCCGCATACATGGAACCGTCAGTCTTGCTGACAAGAGAGAGGTAAGCAGCCATAGTTGTATTCCTCTTGAAAGGTGGGCCAACCTTGCGGCTGGCCCTAGGTGGTTAGTTTTCTTCGATAATGTCGAATTCGTCCGGGTCCATCCCGGTTTCTTCGATGAACGCCTGTGCGGCGTCATACGATGGGAAGGTGCGGACCACCTCATCCCATGCCACGTAGAAGGTGACTTCGAACATATCCGTTCCCCTTGAAAGGTGGGCCGGGGATTGCTCCCCGGCCCTAGGTGGTTAAGCAACTGCCTTGATCGCTGCATCTAGCTTGCTCTTGAGGGCCTTGAGGGCCTTGACCCCTTCGGCATTCAGGGCAATTTCGGCTTCCCCGTCTTTGCCCTGCACCTTGGTGAGGAACAATTCGAAGGCAGCGATTGCCTCGCTAGGCTTGACCGAGGTGCTGCGCGCGGCGCGCGTCCCCTTGGCTTCGAGCAACCCGTCCCGTTCCGCCATTGCCCCCATCCCCTTGAGCAATTCCGTGGTGGTGACAGGCTTCATACCATAGCGCCGGTTAATGGCACCATCGACACTGGCGGTTTTAGTCCAGAGCATTTCGCTGGCTTGTTCCAGCGACATCTCCGGGCCGCGCTCTGGCGAGAACATGGCGATAACCCGTTCGGCAATTGTCTTGCCCGTTTCGGTCAAAGCCCCGGCATTGTCGAAGCAATCGAACGCCAGAGCGAGGGGGACGTTGTGGAACGCCCCATCGCACAAGGTGATGACGCTATCGCCAACTTCGTCCAGAGTATCCGCCAGAGCTGCGCCACCATTGGCCGACAGATACAGAGCCGCCGGGAATGCCCGGTTGAACCCTGCCTTGACGGCCCCATTGACCTGCTTCGGGTCATCGCTTTCCCCGAAGCCCTGCGACATGATCGCGGCAAACTGCGCATTGCGCAGCTTCCCATCGCGCTTCCCATCGGATTTGACCGGGGCAAACGCATAATCCCGCAGGGTGAAAGGGACAGACTTAGCCCCGACAGTGGCGACAAGGGCCATGTCAATGCTATGGGTGAGCGCAACGGCGGTGAAGGCAGTTGCGTTGTGCAGGCTAGCGGTGGCATCGCAAAGGGCAACGCCAGCCGCCTGCAATTCAGACATATTCGTCTGCATACATATTCTCCAACTATGTCAAAGAGCACTGGCACCGAAGGTGGGGCCAGACCGGCGGGGCTTGTTCCCCGCTGGCCTCATTCTTGGACCACATTTATTCGGGCGTATCAAGCCCCATAACACGGCGTTAGCGGATTGTTGTTAGGTTTCAATGACTTAGGGGCGCAAGAAAATAGGGGCGGGGTGTGCCGCGCGCTTGACCGGGCGGGACCATACCCGCCCCCATCCCCCCAAGGGTAATCCGGGACTCCGCCAGTCTCCTATACTCACTATTCTGCACACTACACACCGCACTTTTGAAAACCGGCCATCGGGCTAACCCGGCTAAGCCGATACCCCCCACCCCCTATTTTTTGTGCTACACAGCGCTCGGCCCGCGCTCAGGGAACCCCACCCCCATAGAGGGACCCGTACCTCCCCCTTGCCCCCCACCCCCCTATACTGCTACACAGCAGGTCTGCTCCCCCAAACCGGACGCTGCACTCATGCCTGTTGTGAAGATCGAGCCTACCGACGAGTACCCGGTGCCTTATGACACCAGTCCGGAGGAGATTGACGACTTTGCAGCCAAGCTGACGTCTGCTGCTAACACTGCGGAACTACTGGAGGCGCTCGGTGCGCCTTCGATGCGGACACGGTGCGTGCTGCGCTGACCAACAAGCTGCTTGAAATAGCCGATTGCGGCGAGACCAAGTACGAGCTGAAGGCGATTGAGCTGCTGGGTAAGCACTCGGACGTGGGCCTGTTCACCGAGCGCAGCGAGATCAACGTTAACTATAACAGCCCCGAGAGCCTCGAAAACGCGATCAAGGAGCGCGTCAAGCGCCTGCTGAACGCCGACATGGTTGATATGAAGCCTCTGGGCATGGACCTCGACGAGGAACTGGGCCTGACCTACGTCGAAGAGGGTGAATTCACGGAAGTGGAGGAAGAGGCCGAGAAGGACGGGGGTGAGGGCGAGTAATGGCCTCCACTGCCGCCCCCGTGTCCCTCAAGGACATCCCGAAAATCCTCCACTTGCTGCCTGCCCACGAGCAGGAGCAGCTGCTGGCCGAGCTGGAGCGGCTGAGCGAGCTGAAACGGCGCAATCTCGCCCAGAGCAAGTTCATGGCCTTCGTCAAGGAGGTCTGGCCGACGTTTATCGGGGGGCGGCACCATGCGAAGATGGCTGATGCGTTCGAGCGGGTGGCTAGGGGCGAGTGCAAGAGGCTTATTATTAATATGCCTCCTCGGCACACTAAGTCCGAGTTTGCTTCTTATCTGCTGCCTGCTTGGTTTCTGGGGAAGTTCCCGCATAAGAAGGTCATCCAGTGCTCCCACACCGGGGAGCTCGCCGTCGGCTTCGGTCGTAAGGTCCGTAACTTGGTCGATACGGACGCTTACAAGGAGATATTTCCTAATCTTACACTGGCATCGGACAGTAAAGCAGCTGGACGGTGGAACACGAGCGAAAAGGGGGACTATTTCGCTATCGGTGTTGGCGGTGCCGTTACCGGTAAAGGTGCAGACGTCCTCATCATCGACGACCCGCACTCGGAGCAGGAAGCCGCGCTTGCCGAAGTAAACCCGGATATTTACGACAAAACCTACGAATGGTACACCTCAGGGCCGCGTCAGCGTCTCCAGCCGGGTGGGGCTATCGTCGTCGTGATGACACGTTGGTCTAAAAGGGACCTGACTGGGCAGATACTCAAGGACGCAGCTGCCAACGACAGCCTTGGCGAGTGGGAAGTGATCGAGTTCCCGGCCATCCTGCCCTCGGGCAACCCGCTGTGGCCTGAGTTCTGGTCCATCGAGGAGCTGCTCAAGGTCAAGCGAGACGTCCCGAACAGCAAGTGGATGGCCCAGTACCAGCAGAACCCGGTCTCCGAGTCTGCGGCTATTGTTAAGAGAGAGTGGTGGCAGGAGTGGCCGCACGAGGACCCGCCGAGCTGCGAGTTCGTCCTCCAGAGCTGGGATACGGCCTTCGAGAAGACGCAGCGCGCTGACTACAGTGCCTGCACGACGTGGGGGGTGTTCTACCGCCCTGACGACACGGGAGTGGAGCAGGCGAACATCATCTTGCTCAATGCCTTCCGAGACCGCATGGAGTTCCCCGAGCTCAAGCGCACAGCGGTCGAGGAGTACCGAGAGTGGGAACCGGACAGCGTGATAATCGAGAAGAAGGCTTCAGGTGCGCCTTTGATCTACGAGATGCGCGCTATGGGGATACCAGTGCAGGAGTTTACTCCGACTCGGGGGAACGACAAAATCTCCCGATTGAACGGTGTGAGCGACCTTTTTGCCTCTGGACGGGTATGGGCACCTGCTACTCGGTGGGCCGAAGAGGTGATTGACGAGGTTGCCGAGTTCCCAGCAGGCTCTCACGACGACTATGTCGATACGGTGTCTATGGCCATGCACCGCTTCCGGAGAGGTGGCTACGTAGGTAGTGCGCTGGACGAGCCAGACGAAATCCAGTATTTTAAGTCAAACCGCAACCGGGGGTACTACTGATGGGACTGTTCAAGGCACTGCGCACTGTCCTGCGCGTAGCAGACAAGGTCGGTAAGGTAGCTAAGGAAGTCACTCCGGCTATTGCCGTGGCCGAGGTTGTTGTCGATCAGGTCGGTGACGCCGTGAAGCCCGAGAAACCCAAGAAGAAGGGCAAGTAAATGGCCGTAGACAAGTCGCTCAATCAGGCTCCTCTGGGCCTCGATGCTAGCCTAGCCGCAGGTATCGAGCCGGGGGTTAACATGCCCGAGCCCGACATGGAGATCGAGTTCGAGGACGACGAGAGCGACATGCTCGACGAGGAAGAAAGCCTCGACGAGATCGCGGACGAGGAGTTCAACGAGAACCTCGCGGAGAGCCTTGACGAGTCGCAGCTGGCCCAGCTGGCGGGTGATCTGGTTGGGGACTTCGAGGAGGACGTCAACAGCCGCAAGGACTGGATACAGACCTACGTAGACGGACTTGAGCTGCTGGGGATGAAGATCGAGGACCGGACCGAGCCGTGGCCCGGTGCATGCGGGGTCTACCACCCACTGCTGGCCGAGGCGGTCGTCAAGTTCCAAGCCGAGACCATGATGGAGACCTTCCCGGCCCAAGGACCGGTGCGGACCAAGGTGATCGGCAGGGAAACCCCGGCCAAGCGTGACGCCTCACAGCGCGTCCAAGAGGATATGAACTACCAGCTGACTGACGTCATGGTAGAGTATCGACCCGAGCACGAGCGCATGCTCTGGGGCCTTGGCCTTGCGGGTAATGCGTTCAAGAAGGTCTACTACGACCCGGCGCTGGGGCGTCAGGTGGCGATGTACGTGACCGCTGATGACGTCGTGGTTCCCTACGGCGCTAGCAGTCTGGAGACTGCTGAGCGTGTCACTCACGTGATGCGCAAGACTCCGAACGAGCTCAAGCGGCTGCAGGCGTCAGGGTTCTACTGTGATGTCGATATCGGGGAGCCGACCAACACCCTCGACGAGGTTGAGAAGGCGATTGCCGAGAAGCTGGGCTTCCGGGCCGAGACCGACGACCGGTACAAGCTGCTGGAGATGCACGTCGATCTCGTCATTGAGGACGACAAGTACCGGGAAGAAAGCGACGACGGCGTTGCCCTGCCTTACGTCGTGACTATCGACAAGGCGTCGATGACCATACTGTCGATCCGGCGCAACTGGGACCCGGAAGACGACAAGAAGCTGAAGCGCAACCACTTCGTACACTACTCGTACGTCCCCGGCTTCGGGTTCTATGCCTTCGGCCTGATCCACCTGATCGGTGCCTTCGCAAAGTCGGGTACCTCGATCATTCGCCAGCTGGTCGATGCGGGCACGCTGTCGAACCTGCCGGGTGGCTTCAAGACCAAGGGTCTGCGCGTCAAGGGTGACGACACTCCGATCAGTCCTGCCGAGTGGCGCGACGTGGACGTCGCCTCGGGGACCATGCGCGACAACATCATGCCGCTGCCGTACAAGGAGCCGTCGGGCGTCCTGTTCCAGCTGCTGGGGACCATCGTCGAGGAAGGCCGCAAGTTCGCTGGTGCCGCTGATATGAAGATCAGCGACATGTCGGGTCAGGCTCCAGTGGGTACGACTCTAGCTATCCTCGAACGCACGCTGAAGATGATGTCGGCTGTGCAAGCACGTGTCCATTACGCGATGCGGCAGGAGTTCAAGCTCCTGAAGGGTATCATCCGCGACTACACCCCGGACAGCTACCCCTACGAGCCGGAAGAAGGCAGCCGCAAGGCCAAGAAGAGCGACTACGACACTGTCGAGGTCATCCCGGTATCGGACCCCAACGCCGCTACCATGGCCCAGAAGATCGTCCAGTATCAGGCGGTCATTCAGCTGGCCCAGATGGCCCCGCAGATTTACGACCTGCCATACCTGCACCGGCAGATGCTGGAGGTGCTGGGCATCAAGAACGCCCAGAAGCTCGTCCCGCTGGTTGACGACGAGGACCGCAAGCCGCGCGATCCGATCAGTGAGAACATGGACGTCATCAACGGCAAGCCCGTGAAGGCGTTTATCTACCAAGACCACCAAGCCCACCTCGCAGTGCACATGGCGGCGATGCAGGACCCCAAAATCCAGCAGATGCTGGGGCAGAACCCCAACGCCCAGACCATGATGGCAGCGATGCAGGCGCATATCGCAGAGCATCTGGCTTTCGAGTATCGCAAGCAGGTCGAGGAACAGGCCGGTGTGCCACTGCCTCCGCCCGACTCAGAGATGGACGAGGACACCGAGCTGGCAGTCTCGCGGCTGGCGGCTATCGCCTCGCAGCAGCTCCTCCAGAAGAACCAAGCCGAGGCTCAGCAGCAGCAGAACCAGCAGATGGCTCAGGACCCCATCGTCCAGATGCAGATGCAGGAGCTCCAGATCAAGCAGCAGGAGCTGCAGCTCAAGGCCCAGAAGTTCATGGCCGAGGCTGCCGAGAAGAACGACAGGCTCGACATCGAGCGCGAGCGCATCGCCGCTCAGAAGGAGATTGCGGGTCTGCAGGTTGGCGCAAAGGTCTCTACGGACAAGGCCAACCTGTCCGCAAAACAGCAGCTTGAGGGTCTCCGGATCGGCGTCCAAGTCGCCAAGGAGGCTACGGCTGCACAACAACCCTCTGCCCCACCCAAGAAGGCAGAAACCAAGGATAAGTAATGGACACTGAAGTACTGAAGTATCTCTCAAACAAGATACGAGAAGAACTTAAGGTTATCGAAGAAGACATGGCTATGGGCCACGCGGTTGACTTTGGTGCCTATAAGTACGCCTGCGGCATTTATCGCGGTCTGCTGGTGGCGAATAGCTTTATCATGGAGATCGCGCAGCGAGTGGAGGACGACAATGACGACTGAAGTAGAAGTGGATACTCTGCCTACGATCCCAGAGTTTCTGATAGCAGATGCCGATGGTAACGCCACGGTGCTCGCAGATACGGACGAGCGGAAGGCTAGGCAGCTGCCCGAGCCCTCGGGCTATCGCATCCTGTGTGCTATCCCTGATGCCGACGAGAAGACTGCTGGGGGCCTGTTCAAGGCCGATATCACCAAGCACTACGAAGAGCTGACCACCCCGGTCCTGTTCGTGCTCAAGATCGGCCCGGATGCCTTCAAGGACGAGAAGCGCTTCCCGAACGGCCCGTGGTGCAAGGAGGGGGACTTCATCCTCACCCGCCCGCATGCTGGCAGCCGCGTCAAAATCCATGGCCGTGAGTTCCGGATCATCAACGATGACTCGGTCGAAGCAGTTGTCGAAGACCCTCGGGGTATCACCCGCGCTTAACGAGCGTAACTCGTACAAAGGAGAAGTAAGATGGCTACCAAGCCGAATGACGACGATTTCGAGTTCGAGATCGAGGGCGAAGAGCCCGATGCGCCTATTATCGACGTAGAGGACGACACTCCTCCGGAAGATCGTGGGCGTGAACCCATGCCCAAGGAGATCGTTGACGAACTTGAGGCTGACGAGCTCGAAGAGTACTCCGAGAAGGTCAAGACGCGTCTCAAGCAGATGAAGAAGGTCTGGCACGACGAGCGCCGCGAGAAAGAACGCGAAGCGCGCGAGAAGGCCGAGGCCCTTACTGCTGCCCAGCGCCTGCTGGAGGAGAACCGCAAGCTCAAGGAGAGCCTGTCGCACGGTGAGCAGACCCTCGTCGGGAGTGTCAAGCAGAACGCCGAGTTCGAGATGGAGCGGGCCAAGCGTGAGTACCGCGAGGCTTACGAGTCGGGCGATGCTGAAAAGCTGACCGACGCCCAAGAAAAGATGAGTAATGCTGCCTACAGGCTGCAGCAGATCAATAGTTACCGTCCTACTTTACAGGCTCCCGAACCTGAGGTAGAACAACCAGTACAGCAGGTGCAGACTCCGCGTCTGGATGCCAAGACTGTTGCGTGGCAAGAGCGCAATACGTGGTATGGCTCCGACCCGGAAATGACTGCAGCCGCTCTTGGGCTTCACCAGAAGCTCATAAACGAACGGGGACCGCAGTACGCGGGAACCGACGAATATTGGGGCGCAGTAGACACAACTATGCGCCGTCGTTTCCCCGATTACTTCGGGGAAGAAGTGGCCAAGCCCACTTCGCGTGAGTCCAAGCCGCCCACGGTCGTAGCTCCCGCTTCCCGTAGTCGATCCCCCAAGAAGATCGTGCTCACCAAGTCCCAGCTGGCAATCGCTAAGAAGTTCGGGATCACCCCTGAACAGTATGCCCGCGAAGTGATGAAGACGGAGAATTAATATGACTCGTGATAAGCTCATGGACGATATCGACGAAGTGCTCGCGTCCAGCCGTACCCCTCGCCAATCTCGTGAGGAAGCGGAACGTCCTAAGGTCTGGCAGCCTGCATCAACGCTGCCTGAGCCGGATAAACAGCCCGGATACACTTACCGTTGGGTGCGTGTGTCTACGCTCGGACAGAACGACGCCCGTAACATCTCCTCGGCCCTCCGTGAGGGTTGGGAGCCGGTCCGTATCGAAGAGCAGCCGAAGTTCCGGATGCTTGTAGATGCTGACAGCCGCTTCAAAGACAACATCGAAGTCGCAGGTCTGCTGCTGTGCAAGGTGCCCAATGAGTTCATGGAACAGCGTCGGAAGTATTTCGAAGAGCTGACCCAGAGCCAGAGTGACTCCGTGGACAGCAACTTCATGCGAGAGAATGATGCCCGTATGCCGCTCTTCAAGGAGCGTAAAACGCGGACATCGTTCGGTTCAGGCAAATAAACTAGGAGTTTAACGATGCCGTATCCCTCAGTTGACGGTCCGTATGGACTGGTCCCTGTTAACCTGATCGGTGGTCAGGTTTTCGCCGGTGCTACTCGTTCGATCCCGATTGCTACCAACTCTTCGACGGCCATCTTCTTCGGTGACGTCGTGAAGCTGAATAGCTCGGGCACGCTCGACAAGGACACTGGCACCAACACTGCTACCCCGGTAGGTGTGTTCCTCGGTTGCTCGTACACCGATCCGGTGTTCGGTAAGACCTTCCGTCAGTTCTACCCCGGTACTACGAACATCACTGACGTCGTTGCCTACGTGCAGGACGATCCGGATGCTCTGTACAAGGCGGCGGTTTGCACCGCTGGTAGCACGACCATCAGCTTCGTCACTCGCGCGAACGTGGGCGAGAACAGCGCGCTGGTGCAGAACGCGGGCAGCACCGTTAACGGTGACTCGCGCGTGGCGATTAGCGCTACCTGCGCTACCGCTTCGACGCTGCCGGTCCGCATCATCGACGTTGTCCCTGAAACTTCGCCTGCTGGTTTCCCCGGTTCGTATACCGAGGTCATCGTCAAGTGGAATCAGGGTATGCACCCGTACCTCAACCCGACTGGCGTCTAAGGAGACTGAATAATGGCAATTTCACGCGCACAGCTTCTCAAGGAGCTTCTGCCGGGACTGAACGCCCTGTTCGGCCTCGAATACTCGCGCTACGGCGAAGAGCACAAGGAAATCTTCGACACGGAGACTTCTGAGCGTTCGTTCGAAGAAGAAACCAAGCTCTCGGGCTTCTCGGCTGCGCCGGTGAAGAACGAAGGTTCGGCTATCGCCTACGACAACGGTCAGGAAGTCTTCACGGCTCGCTACACCCACGAGACGATTGCCCTCGGGTTCTCGCTCACGGAAGAAGCCATCGAAGACAACCTGTATGACAGCCTCTCGGCTCGTTATACCAAGGCTCTGGCCCGTGCCATGGCGTACACCAAGCAGACCAAGGCTGCTGCGGTCCTGAACAACGGCTTCAGCTCTAACTACCTCGGTGGTGACGGCGTGTCCCTGTTCTCGACTGCTCACCCGCTGGTCTCGGGTGGCACCAACAGCAACCGTCCCACCACTCAGGCGGACCTGAACGAAACGTCGCTCGAAGCGGCGGTTATTCAGATCGCTGCGTGGCAGGACGAACGTGGCCTGCTGATCGCAGCCAAGCCGCGTAAGCTGATCGTGCCGCCGAACCTGATGTTCGTTGCTACCCGCCTCCTTGAGACGGAACTGCGTGTCGGCACTGCCGATAACGACATCAACGCGCTGAAGTCGAACGGCTCGATCCCCGAAGGCTACACCGTCAACCACTTCCTGACCGACACGAACGCGTGGTTCCTGACCACCGACGTGCCAAACGGTCTGAAGCACTTCGTTCGTACTCCGATGAGCACGAGCATGGACGGTGACTTCGATACCGGTAACGTCCGGTACAAGGCCCGCGAACGTTATTCGTTCGGCTGGTCTGATCCCCTCGGCATGTGGGGTACTTCAGGCTCGACCTGATGAACAGGGGGTGGGGGAAGAGGGAAACCTCTTCCCCTTCTTCTTTGCGGATGATATACATACGCACCTAGGGACTAATGCCCGTACCGACTGACCTAGCAGACGTAGCAGAGACGGTATGGGCGCAGTGCTGCTACACGGAGATAATTCATGGCTACTACTACCTTCTCGGGTCCGGTCGTTTCGGAAAACGGCTTTTCCACTCCCGGTAACCTGACCGCTGACAGCACTACTGCCCCCGTTGCGGGCGGTGTTCAGGCCGTCCAGATGGGTTCGACCGCAGGGTTTGGTATCTACTTCGGTTCGGGCGCTCCGACGGTGTCGGCTGCTCAGGGCTCGCTTTACCTCCGCACGGATGGTAGCTCGACCTCGACTCGCGCGTATATTAATACGAACGGCTCGACCACGTGGACTGCCATCACGACCGCAGCCTAATAGCTCTATAGGAGGGCCTTCCTATGGCTATGCAAACTGACGTTGAGTCTACCCAGCCGCTCGCTGCGACGGGCGTGTTCAAGACGCAGGGTAACGCTGACTGCACCTTCCGGACCCGTATCAGGGGCGTTTACGCTCTGTGCGGCGCTTCGGCGGGCTCTGTGGTTATCACCGATGGTCAGGCTGGTGCTACCCTACTGACGCTCAACACCCCCACTGTGGCGAACGAAGGGGCTGTGTATATGATCCTGCCGGGTCAGGGTATCCTTGCTGAAAGTGGACTGTATGGTACGGTGACCAACACTAGCTCCATTACCATTTTCTACGGGTGACTTATGCAGAACGAGAAGGGTTATGATCTAGCTGGGCGCAGTGTGTTCATTGCGCTCCCAGCGTATGACTTCAAGGTTTCCTTGAAGCTGGCTATCTCGCTAGCCCGCTTTGCCCAACTCGCCCCGCAGCACGGGATCGACATCCAGATCGGCAGCATTTGCGGCTGTTCGGTTGTCTCCCGTGCTCGCAACCTGCTCGTGCAGGACATGCTGGAGTCCCAGTGCACGGACCTCATGTTCATCGACGCAGATATCAACTTCCAGCCGGAGGACATCCTTCGGCTCATGGCGTGGACCTCGGACCCCAAGAAGGGTATCGTTGCGGGTGTCCCGCGCACGCGTAGCGTGCCCAAGACCTATATCACCACTCTCGACTACGACGAGAACGGCGAGCTCACGATGAACGGTATGGGGCTTGTCCGAGCCAAGCGCGTAGCCACTGCGTTCATGATGGTGCGCAGGGACGTGTTCGTGACGCTCGACGAGAAGCATCCTGAGTGGCGGTACTACGACGAGCGCACCAAGCGCACCGTCCCGTGCATCTTCGACTTCATGAAGACCGACGAGGGCTACATCGGCGAGGACTACCTGTTCTGTGACCGGGCTCACGAGGAAGGCTACGAAGTCTGGATCGACCCCACCATCAAGCTCGGCCACATGGGCGTGCAGGAGTACGAGGGCAACTTCGGCCCCGACGTGCTCTACCCGATGATCGTTAACACCAAGAAGGAGGTTGCGTAATGCCCGACTACCGTATGCCCCCCGGCAGCCGCGACTCGTACGGTCCGCGTGATGATATGGGTTCGACGCGCCGTACGAATGACCCCCGCAATATGGGCGATGCCTTCGAACCTACCGGCGCTGCTAGTCGCATGGGGCCGACGTTCTCGGTTGGTGCGGTAGGTAACCGGTTCTCCAGCGCTGTCGATCCGGGCCGTACCCACGGTGTTGGCGTGGGCGTACGGGGTAAGACTCGCTTCAAGGAAGGCGGCAAGGTCAAGAAGATGGCCAAGGGCGGCTCCACTGCCTCCAAGCGCGGTGACGGCTGCTGCTCCAAGGGTAAGACCAAGGGGAAGTTCGTCTGATGGCTAAAACACCTGCTTGGCAGCGGAAAGAAGGCAAGAACCCTAAGGGTGGCCTCAACGCCAAGGGGCGTGCCTCTGCCAAGAAGCAGGGTATGAACCTGAAGGCTCCGCAGCCGGAGGGTGGCCCCCGCAAGAAGTCCTTCTGTGCCCGGATGTCGGGTATGAAGAAGAAACTCACCTCGAAGAAGACGGCTAACGACCCGAATTCGCGTATCAACAAATCACTGAGGGCTTGGAACTGC